GTTAGAATTTATAACAAAGCATTGTCAGCATCTGAAATCTCTACTAACTATAAAGCAGGGAAAGGTAGCCATTCAAATTCATAAAGGAAAAATATGATCTATATAATTTTAACAAAAGCAAAATGGGAAGGTAAACTTCCAAGTAAATTAAAAAAGAGTGATAAACTATCTTGGAATGAGTACACATATCGAGATGAAGAACGCACAGCCACAAGGACAGTAAATAAATATTCATATTATCCAAGTTTAGATAACACGAAAGATGAGATTAAATCTTACATGGATGATGCAGAAATAGATTATAGTTCTAGTGATACTAAAGCAGAACTTGTAGATAAGGTTATGGAGTCTTATGATCATGTTGTGCCACAGATAGAAGAAGAGTACACATACACAGAGCAAGTAGTAGACACTACTACATTACAATCTCCATCATGGAAAGAGTCAGCATTTAAGTTAGGCAAACTTGGTAGTCCAAGATGGAATAATGATAATAGCAAAGTAATAGTTAAGTATGAACTCCCTATTCAAGATGGCACATTTGCAGAGCTTGATGGTATTAGTGGCATTACACTACTTAGTAAGTCAGAGGCTCTTGAAGAAATGAAAAAGGATGAGTGGAGTGGGGAATAAGGGTAATAGTCTTGCTGAGTTCGCAGTTACTATGGCTATCATGGCTACTTTGGCAACTACCTCTGCTCCTGCTTTTAGTCGTATCGGTGAGGGAGCTAAAGCTAAACAAACTAAGGCTAACCTGGAGAAAATAGTTAAAGCATCTCAAATGTGGTACAATCAACAGGTGGAAATAAATGGCATGGGAAAATTCCCTTCACAGCCTCATAGAACAGTAAGCATAGGTGAGGTCAATGATTACAATAATAATCGCAGAATAGAGGTAAATGAGGTGTTAGAAGGTACTTATGTGCCTGTATTTAGTGATACTAGCTTTCTACATTTATTTGATAATGACACAATCAGATCACCTTACCAAGATGGTAGATATTTGTATGCTATTATAGGTGGCTCTGGAACAGGTAACAATATAGTAAGTCCTATATTTGTTGTAGTGGATCAAGAAAACCCAGAAGATTTTTATAAGTATTACAAACCATGAGTTCAGACGATATACACGATTACATAAAAATAATAATGTTTTTAGCATTTGTATTTGGAATAATGATTTTTGCATCATGTGATAGTGGTTGGAGTGTCGCAGGTTATGAGGTATGAGTGAGGAAAAGACCTACAGATCAGTTGGGATGGCAAAAATTGATGATAACTTTCGTATTAGTCTTAACATTAAGTGGCTTACTCAGATTATCGTGGGAGTTGGGTTTATTGTTATGGGCTACTTACGAATTGAAAACAGAATTAAATCACTTGAGCAATCAATGGAATCAGCTAATACTGAAATATCAAATCTAATAGATAAGCACATTGAAGAAGAAGAAGTTAAAATAGCAGAGATGCAAGAGCAAATAGAATGGTATCAAAAAGAATTAAATCTATCACTAAATCCCTTATCATGGGGAAAGAAAAAAAGAAGAAAGTAGTATTAACAGAAGATGACATTAATCATAATTACTTTATTAACAGGGAGCTACGGAGAGTTAGATGATTGAAACTTTCGCAGATGCTTATTTACAAATAGGAGCAGTTGGTTTTTGCCTCTGCTTGTTTGGCTTTATGATACTTAACCTTATTAAATCTCAAAAGGAACAATCAGATGATTTAGAGTCTATAAGAGCCGATCTAAGCCAGATGGCTAGTGAGATTAACAATACAATGAATATCTCTGTTAAGTTAATTGATTCAATTAATTCCTTTAAATCGTCTTTACATGACAAACTAGATAGAAGGCATGAAAAGATGACTGAAACTATAGATGAGTTAAGTAATCAGATTAATTATATGCAGGGAAGAATTAACGGAAAATAATGGATAGTTTAAAAGTATCATTTGCAAGTTTATTTAATTATGGTTTATCACTAGCTGAAGTAAGTCTTATCTTACAATGTATTGTAGCTGTGATGACCATTATTTATTTAGGATATAAAATAAAAAGGGAGATATAGATGTTAAAAAAAGTAGTATTAGCTAAAATTATTGATAAAGCTAAAGATCATATTGTAGAAGAGTACCAAGATGAGTTTATTAGTTATATACAATCAGATGAGTTAAAAGAAGAATTAGCCACAAAGATAAATAAAAAATTAAATCTACCGTTCTTAAACGAATCACAAGAGCAGGAACTGCTAGAAAAAATGATTGATTGGCTAACTGATGTATTAGAGGATTTGGCTAAGAAGTAATGGCTCGTGATCCCAGACTAAAACGCTTTGGACTTAAAGGTTTTAACATTCCTAAAAGAACTCCCAAGCATCCAAAAAAATCGCATATTGTTCTAGCACGATTTAAGGAAGGTGGAAAGTTTAAGACTAAACTTCTAAGATTTGGTATGCAAGGCAGTAAGACTAATCAGACTCCTGCACAACGCAGAGCATTTAAGGCTAGGCATCGTAAAAATATAGCTAGAGGTCGTAAAAGTCCTGCATTCTGGGCAAATTTGGTTAAATGGAAACCATCTAAGACTAAGAGAAAGTAATGGCAACTAAGCGTACAAAACCAAAATTATGGAAAAGCATTGTAGCTAGAGTTAAAGCAGGTAGCAAGGGTGGTAGAAGAGGTGTCTGGACAGCTAGGAAAGCACAGCTTGCCACAGCAAGATATAAAAAAGCAGGTGGAGGTTACAGGGGTAGGAAATCATCTAAAAATTCACTTACTAAGTGGAGTAAACAGGATTGGGGTTATGTTAGTAAAAGAGATGCTAAAAAACCCAGAGCAAAAAGAGGTAGATACTTACCTAAAAAAGTAAGAGAGTCTTTAACTAAAGGACAAAAAGCCTACACGAATCGCAAGAAACGAGAGGCTACCAAAAAGGGAAGGACTAGAGCAAGTTATACTAAACGAGTAGCAAAGAGAGTTAGGAGAGCATAATGCCAAGAGGAAAAGGAACTTACGGAAGTAAAAGAGGTAGACCACCAAAGAAAAAAAAATCAATGTTTAAATTTGGTAAAAAAAGGAAAAAGAAGTAATGCCTAGATTTGGTAAAAGATCAAAGCAGAGGATGGTAGGTATTGATCCTAGATTAAGAGAGGTCTTAGATAGGCTTATTGATATTATGGATGTAACTATTATTGAAGGCATAAGATCGCCAGAGAGGCAAGAAGAACTGCTTAAAAAGGGTGCTACAAAGACTAAATACAGTAAGCATCTTGAAGGTAAAGCTGTAGACCTAGCACCATATCCAATAGATTGGGAAGATAGGGAAAGATTCCATTATATGGGTGGTATGATTAGAGGAATAGCAAAGCAGTTAGGTTATTATGTTAGATGGGGTGGTGATTGGGATTCTGATGGTGAAATTAAAGATAATAACTTTGATGACTTAGTACATATAGAGATTATAGGATAATTGTTTAGTCATTGCATTAAAATAGATAGGATTTGTGCTTTCGCAACTAAAGAAAAAGATTTTGATTATTGTGGGTTAGCCACAAATGAGAATAGGATACAGCTTATGGCTAAGTGTCCTAAGAAACCAAAAAAACGATAGGGGAGATAGTTTTTTGAAAAGAGCGATAGTAATACCAGATCAACACTTTCCAATACATGATCAAAGTGCTGTAAATGTGGTTCTACAAGCCTTAGAGCTTATTAAACCAGATATATTTATAAACTTAGGTGATGTGGGAGAGTGGGAAACTGTTTCAGCATGGAGATACAAAGGTAAGAAGTTACCACCTCTGGAATATCAACTACCTTTAATTGATGAGGAAATAGAACAAGTCAATGAGGGCATAGATCAGTTTGATGTTGTACTTGATAAAATAGGGTGCGTAGAACGCTTTATTTGTGCAGGAAATCACGATGAATGGCTTACCTATGGATTTGTTGAAAAGTATCCATATATGAAAGATTACACCTTTAGAAAAGCGTGTAAGTGGGATGAGAGAGGTTATAAATACTTGAGTTACAATCAACCTTTAAAATTAGGAAAAGTAAACTTTATACATGGAGCATACGCTACTACATACCATGCAAAGAAACATTTGGAGGCTTATGGAGCTAATATCATCTATGGGCATACCCACGATATACAACGGCATACGCTTACTAAATTGGATTCTGGAACAATAGGAGCGTGGTCTATGGGTTGCTTAAAGGATATGAGTGCAGAAAAGAATAAATGGTTGAGAGGTAGGCTACATAATTGGAATCATGCTTTTGGTATTGTTACTTGGTTTGATAAACCTAGAGGTAACTTCCAAGTAGATACTATTGAAATCGTAAAAGGACAGGCAACTGTCTGGGGAGAGGTAATAAATGGATAAGAATACAAAGTTTA